CCTTTTCGATCCATTCCGCGTATACGCCCTGTAAAACGCGTTTAACACGGGGACGCCTGCTGTTAAAGCCTCTCCGCATTCACCAATAGCACCTAGCCACTCTCGCATCTCCTTCTCGTTGCGTAGAGGAAGCAAACAAAGGGAATCCTTATGCAGAACAATGGGAATGTTCCTCACCATCGTCCACCCGTTAACCGTATTAACGGGATGCATCTGGCAGAATTCTATCTTCTCAATGTCATACACTGGTTCTTCGCATACCATACGAAACCCCAGTTCTAGAAACCAATCCGATAATCCATTCTGAAACCGTTCGAGATCCCAGCTCTCCATAAAAACAACGCAATCGTCACCGTTATTCATCAATTTAATGTCCACGCCGCGTTCTTTCGCATACGCCCAGACCATGGCACACATGATGATACAGTTTCCGAGAGCTGTGTTCATGTCTCCTGAGCACCTCTTCCCGGTGAAGTGGTATTTCACCTTCCCGTCCGCACAATACCCACGACCGACGTTCTTCATTTGTCGGTCCAACAACTTCTGCAAGGATTTGTTGTTGTTGAATATTTTGAGGTATATGGCGTGCTCCCAAAACAACACGTGTTGATTCACGTGCATGTCAAACTTGGTGGCATCCAACCCTATCGCGACGGGGGATGTGAAACTATTCCACTTCCCAGCACAAATTCTTCCTACTCGTTGAACATTAAACCCCTTCATGACGGTGGGGCCATCACCAAAGATATCCGCAATCTCTTGGTAAATCTGATGTTCAATATGCTTAATATATCGCCCCACTTCCAAACAGTGTCGGGGAGACCTTGGTTGGATACAGCGTGGGGCTTTATTTGGTGGGACCTTTTCGGCCTTAACGAACGCTTTCAGTTCCGCATCCCGTGAGTTTACAGGTTCCATCAATAAGCTTGCCTTCGCGTTCTCATAAATCGTCTTCTTGCGACCTTCGTATGTCTCTACGACTTCATCGTATGACTTCGGGGTGGATCGAAAACGACCTATCAACTTCGCAAAGGGGCCCAATCTCATTTGGACTACCTCATGGGAGCTACTTGGGGGTTCAGTTAAGACTCCAGCAACATTACACCTGAACACTCTCTCATTCAGCGCGGTTGCCAATGTACCGATGTCAGGGTCATTGACCCTTAAATCAACCTGGGGAGCGACGCCGCCGACACAATACAGCGTACGCTCTCTACAAGGCGCCTGGGTTCGGGTTACCACCAGGTTGGGGTGATTGTCTGTACTGACATGTCTCACCCCTGGTAACCCTACCAAGCGCCCTCAGAAGGCGGGTTCGGCACCACTGCTACGCGTGCCGAACCAACCATCAAACCGTGACTGAACGAGACCACCCCAAGTTTTGGCGGTCCGTTCCATACTACTCTCAACAAACACCGCTTCAACTACCAATGGTAAAGCGGCTGCAATGTGGGTTGGACGCAAACCATGTTTTTCCATGGTTGTGCGCGCCAAACGCCGAGCCACCATTTCATTGGCGGCATTGCGTGTTGGAGTGCCCATAATAATCTTCACGTGGGCAATCACGGTGGCGAGGTATTTGCGACGTCGTCGTCGTTGTCGCGGAAGCTCCATTGTTGGCTTGGAGGGATCCCCCGATGGCTCCCCTTCTAGCAATTCCGTTTCCACCGGAATGCCCTCTGGCTCATCGAGTAGGTGTTTGGCCAATCTCTCAGCTCGTCGCACCTTAGTCCA